TCTATTTTGAAAAAGATACAGATGAAATGAAAGCATTAGAAAACACTAAACAGATTGGAGCCGAATCCCGTGACTTTAGTAACGCATGGAAAATGCTTAACTATGCAAACAATAAAGTTAAGCCAACTCTGCTTGTTCTTATTTCTCAGTCTCGTAACAATATCAATGCTATGTATACTAGCCAGCAGCCTTCTGGTGGTCAGGCTACTAAGTTTTATTCCTCATGTATTGTTAAACTCTTTTCTTCAGAGTCAGACAATCAAGCAATTAAAGGAAAAATTCAAGTAGGAGATAAATTAATTGAAGAAAAAATTGGAAGAACTATTCGTTGGGAATTACAATTTTCTAAAACTTCTCCAGGGTTTCAATCTGGTGAGTATGATTTTTATTTTAGAGGTGATGATATTGGTCTTGATACCATTGGTGATTTGGTTACTACAGCAGAATTAAATGGCATTGTAGAGCGCACAGGAGCATGGTACATACTTCCAGATGGATCAAAGGTTCAAGGTAAGGAAGCATTTGTTAATCGTGTAAGAGAGGATCTTGATTTGCAAGAATCTATCAAGAAGCAACTCAATGCCTAGTTATACAATATATCCTGGAACTTTTTTATGCCAAGTATGTAAGTCTGAGGTTAAAACTTTAAGACTTTATGCAGAAACAAAAACAATGACTTGGATGTGTAAAGACAAACATTTAAGTACAATTAATCTTGGAAAAAGAAAGAAAAGTGATTTTGACAGAGAAGAGTGAGTCCAAAAGAATAGGTGCTAAACAGCATAAAAACTCTGGACGCAACACGCATAAAGGTGATGCCACCTGGAATAATTTTACTGTAGATTTTAAAGAAGTTAAAAAATCTTTTACAATAAACAAAGATGTATGGGCAAAGGCATGCACGGATGCATTAAAGAATGGAAACGATCCTGCAATTGTAATTGTTATTGGCGATGGAAATACAAAAACAAGATTAATAGTTACAGAATTTTCTATTTTAGAAGAAATATTTGAGAATGGTGTATAATAGAAATATGAATAAATTAAAAGATAATCCAAATGCTATACCTTTTAAACCAAAAAATGATATTGTTCCATCAGTAATTGAAAATGTGTTGACAAATGAAGATGTTGCAATACTTAAAAAGCATATTGCAGAAGAAAGAGATAACTATAATGCAGATGAACTTCACGCACCATTAATTTTAAAAAAAATGTCAAGACTACAATTAGAATTAAAATATCCAGAAGACATAAGAATTAAATTAGAAAAACTTGCATCTGATTTATGTGGTGAAGAAGTTGTAATGACTCATAATAGTTACTTGGATTATGATGGTAAATATAATCCAGGAACAAATCCATCACTTCCACCACATTTTGATTCAGATAATTATTATACAAAAATTACATTTGATTATCAACTTGACACAAATGTTGATTGGGCAATAATTATAGAGGGAAAAAAGTTTTATTTACAAAATAATCAAATGCTTTATTTTTGGGGTGCTGGTCAAGCGCACTGGAGAGAAAATATTATTTTAGAAGAAAATCAAAAAACAGAAGTTTTAACTATGCATTTTTCAAAACAAAATGAGTTTGATAAATATGATAAACTTTCAAGAAACCAAGAGGCAAGACAAGAAAGATTAGATAATACTAAATATGTAATTCAAAACTATTTAAAAGTATATGAATTAGAAAAAAGAGTTTTTGAACAAAAACAAAAAAACAAGAACGGTTGAATATAATGGAACAAAATGTAACAACTATTGATATGGTAAATGGGTTAGCAGAAATTGCTGATTACATGGAAGATGAAGAACTTACGCAAGCACTTACTTTTATTGCAAAAATTATTATAAAACCAGACATTCCCTTAAATGTCGCAACTGTTGAAATTGTAAGACTTCAGGCGATTGCAGCAAAAATGGCATTTAAAGCAACGTGGATGGCAAATGTAGATAAATCAGATCGTGGAAAAAAGAATCTATATTATACGGCAGCAGAAGCAATTAACAATCTTGTATCTGCATTAAAATACATAACACGCTGATATCTGGTATACTTATAAAAATAGAAAAGAGTTTAAATGACAAAAAGTTTATTGCAACAAGTTATGGTTAGACAACCACAAAAAGAAATAGATCCAGTAGATCCAGATGGTCTTGTAAAGGCTATTGAGGCTGGATATACAGCATCTAGAGGAACCAAATTTCAAACAAAAAAAACATTTGCTCCATCAACAATTGCTTACTCTCATGGAGAGTGTGCAAGATATTGGTTTTTAGCATTTAATGGAAATGACTTTGAAGATAACGCAGATGCATACGGAGTAGCAAACATGACAGCGGGAACACTGTCTCATGGTAGAATTCAAAAAGCCATGAGAGATGCTGGTATTTTGATTGAAGATGAATTTAAAATTACTTACGTTGATCCACCAATTTTTGGTTATGGAGATGTAATGCTTAATTGGCAAGGAGAAGAACTCCTTGGTGAAATTAAAACTATGATGAGTGAAGCATTTGAATACCGTAAAGCAGCAGGAAGACCAAAGGCTGGCCACCTAATTCAGTTGCTTATTTATATGAAGATTCTTAAGAAGAAAAAGGCTGTGTTTATTTATGAAAATAAAAATAATCACGAGTTGCTAATTCTTCCTGTAGAGGTAAATGATTACTATGTTCGGTGGGTAGACCAAGCATTTGATTGGATGAGACGGGTCCGCAAAAGTTGGGAAGATCAAGTTCTTCCAACAAAAAATTATAGATCCAATTCAAAAATATGTAAGACGTGTCCTGTAAAAAAAGCATGCGACATGGCTGGCAATGGAACTATAAAAATTAGTCCACTGGAGCCATTAGATGAAAAACTGTCAATGGTGTGATCACACTTTTGAGTCAAAAGTAAGTTATCAAATTTATTGTTCTTCTGAATGTAGAGAGGCAGCAACTAAAGAAAAAATTGCAGCACGTTATATAGTTACAAGAAGACAAAAAAGATTAGGTAAAACAAGAAAATGTAAAAATTGTCAAAAAGATTTGTCAATTTATAATGACACATCTTTATGTTTTGATTGTAGTATAAATCCTATAGATGTAGCAAAAGCATTAAAAAAAATTAAAGGTATTGCAAATGGTAAAGAATAAATGGGGTGTAGAGATTATGCCAGAACGTATTTGTGCTATAGATGCAAGCACCAATAGTCTTGCCTTTGCTACATTTCATGGTGGTCATTTAAAAGAAGTAGGTAAGATTAAGTTTGATGGTAAAGATATTTATGAAAAGGTAATTGATGCTGGAAGAAAGTCAAAAGGATTGTTTGATAATATAGTCAATGTTGATGCTATTGTAATTGAGCATACAGTGTTTATGAATAGCCCTAAGACTGCTGCCGATCTTGCTTTAGTTCAAGGCGCTTTGTTAGGTGCAGCAGGTCAGGCTGGGATCAGAGTTATAGGCAAGGTTGCACCAATTACTTGGCAGAATTTTATTGGTAATAAAAAGATTTCTAAGGATGAAAAACTATATATTAGATCTCAAAATCCTGGCAAGTCTGATTCTTGGCTTAAAACTTATGAGCGAGAACTACGCAAGCAAAGAACTATAAATTTTATTAATATTCAGTATGATAAAACTATTAATGATAATGATGTTGCAGATGCTTGTGCTATTGGGCATTGGGCTATAAAAAACTGGGGGAAAGCAATTGGAGTTGACAAATAGCACCATGGCTGCTAAACTATATACAAGTGAGTCTTTTATGCGTAAGAGATATCTTATGGATAAGAAGACTCCGGAAGAGATTGCAAAAGAGTGCGGAGTGAGTTTAGAAACCATTTACGTATACCTTGCTAAGTTTGGGTTAAGGAGGTCAAAACGATGAATAAAGTTGAAAAAGCGTTAGTAGCACTTGCTGTCACAGGCGCTGTTGGTTTTGCTTTTGCTTTTGCTGCATTAAAAGGAATTCCAGAATCATTTGATTGGGAGACAGACGATGAGTGATAACTTAAACATAACGGTTGATCAAGTTAATAATCCTTTACACTATACTTCAGACCCATCTGGTATTGAGTGCATTGAGATAACTCGACATCGTAATTTTAATATTGGTAATGCCTTTAAGTATTTGTGGAGAGCAGGACTTAAGGATGAGGCTAAGACAATACAAGATCTTGAAAAAGCAATTTTTTATATCAAGGATGAAATTAATAGACTAGAGGGAAAATATGTCAACTGAAGATGATCTAGTTAAGCACCTTGATCAAGTAAATCAGGTAGTAGAAGAATACCTTAAAGGTAATGACCCAACTGTAATCTCTAAGCAACTTTCAATACCAAGACAAAGAGTTGTAACACTTATCAATGAGTGGAAGGTCATGGCATCTGCTAATGATGCTATCCGTGCTCGTGCTAAAGAAGCACTTGCTGCTGCCGATACACACTACAGCAAATTAGTTTCTCGTACATATGAAGTTATTGATGAGGCATCAATGACAAATAATCTTAGCGCAAAGACTGCAGCAATTAAACTTGTTATGGACATTGAGTCTAAGCGTATTGACATGCTACAAAAGGCTGGTTTGCTTGAAAACAAAGAACTTGCAGAAGAAATGGTGGAGATTGAGCGTCGTCAAGAAGTTCTTGTTTTAATATTAAAAGATATAGCATCAGAATATCCACAAATTCGTGATGAGATTATGCGTAGACTATCTTCATTTGCAAAAGACAACGAGGTGATTACAGTTGTCCACGATGTTCAATGAGTTTCTTGAAGTACTTAAGGATAATCATTTTCAAGAAAAACCAGTAGACGCAAAAACATTTGTTGAGGGTGAAGCCTATTTGGGTCAGCCTGGACTGTCTGATATACAGTACGATATTGTAGAGGCCATGAGTCAGATCTATCGTAAAGAAGATCTCATTGATATAATGGGAGAAGAAGAAGGTACAAGATACTTTGAAAAATACACAAAAAACGAAATCATTCTGCAACTTGGCAAGGGATCTGGAAAAGACTTTGTATCAACAGTAGCATGTGCATATATCGTATACAAACTTTTGTGCTTAAAAGATCCAGCAAAGTACTTTGGTAAACCAGCAGGAGATGCTATTGATTTAATTAACGTTGCGATTAACGCACAGCAGGCTAAAAATGTTTTCTTTAAAGGTTTTAAATCAAAGATTGAAAGATCCCCATGGTTTGCTGGAAAGTATTATGCAAAAGCAGACTCAGTTGAGTTTGATAAGTCTATAACTGTTTACTCTGGTCACTCAGAAAGAGAATCACATGAGGGTTTAAACCTTCTTCTTGCAGTTCTTGATGAGATTT